CGTCACGAGCTCAAGCTCCCGCCGCGGCCCGGCGGCGACGTGCTCACCATCGCGGCTCAGCCAGGGTGCAAGGTCGAGGACCTGCCCCAGCTCCCGCCGCCACAGGCACCGCAGGCTCCGGGCGCTCCGGGCGCTGGCGGCGGACCGCCGGGCCTTAATGGCGGACATGACGGAAAGCCACCGGACGGCAAAGGCGAAACGGGTGTCCCGGCGCCGAAGCCGCCGAAGCCTCCAAACCCGAAAGGGCCTTCGGAAGAAGGTTCGAACGATAACCAAGCTCAGAAGCGTCTCGCGGACCTTAACGCGACGCTCATCAAGATGCTCGCCGCACCCGAGGAGTCCTAATGGCTAACGTCTACATCTACACCCCGGGTGGTGTGACTCCGCTCACGCTCAACGGAGTCGCGGTCCCCAACCTCATCGAAGCCTTCTTTGCGGTTCGTACGCGCGCATCGCAGACCGTCGAATCCGGACTCGTCTCCAATGCCGACGTGAACTGCCAGCTCGAATATACGTCGTTCGTAACGAGCGACCAGAACCCAATTCTTCAGCAGGGTGGCGTTATCGGCGGCGCCGCGAACCCGCTCTCCGTCGCGGGCATCTCGCCGAAGGCGTCTGGTATTCACCGTCCGTCGCGACAGTCGCGCGCCAGCCAGGGCGATACTGTCCAGGTCGTCATCGGAGCCAGTAACACGACGTTCACCGTCGGCGCCTCGACCCCCAACTCCGCAGACGCACTCGGCCTCAAGCTCGTCACCGAGCGCGACACGCGACTGGCGGCTCGTACCTCTTCGTAGTACAATCGGCCTACTAAGCTGGTGTTCCAGGGGGAGACTCGCTTTTCACGAAGCGGGTCTTCTTCATGCTCAGCGCAAGAGAAGTCGAAGCCGGATTCCATTTGGCGCTCGTGCGGGTGCGCGACGGTCTCGACATGCGCAAGGCGCTCGGAGCGCTTCAAGCGAGCTGGGGCTTTCCGGTCGCGAAAGCTGACGGCTATGGCCCGGGAGGTCACGGGATTCCCGAAATAGGTCGTCAAGAGCTTTCGTACTTCAAGAATCTAACCGAAAACCAGAAAGCCGCGCTCGCCGACGTGCTCGACATTGTCGATAAGCTCTACGAAGCGAATGGCGGTCACTGGGACGGAATCGACCCCTGGGACGCGACGAAGCCGCTCGATGAGTGGAAGGCCGCGACGATGGCCGCGCTCGCCGTGGAGCCTATGAAGGCGTTCCTTATCGGGCAGTCGCTCGCAACCGCGGAGAGCATAGACCTCCAGCGTCGTCTCGGGAGCTCCGGTCACGGCATGATGAGGCCAATTCTTCCGGAAGACCGACGCATCATTGACTACCTCACGCATTACAGTCTCAACGAAATCGACAGCAAATTCGAAGACCTCAAACACGAGCTCCGCAACCAACTCGTGGGCGGCATCGCGCGCGGCGCGAATCCGAAAGAGGTTGCGCGCGCCATGCGCAATATCGGCACCGACTACGTGACGGACTGGGAGACCATCGCCATCACGGAGACTGCGCGCGCCGAATCGCAAGGCCGCTTGCAAGAGTTTAAGGACCAGAACTTCTCGCAGGTCGTCGGCAGTAGCGCGCACGACTCGCGCGTGTGCGACGACTGCCTCCGCCTTCTCGACGGCAAGGTCTACGACATTAGCGCCGTCGCGCACGTATCGAACTACGGTCGCAAGAAGGCCGACTGGGTCGCGTGCATTCCGCTACATCCGAACTGCGTGGTCGGAGGCCAGGAAGTCGTTACGCCTCACGGTCGCAAAGCTATCGAACTAATCCGTCCAGGTGAGTACGTGCTTACGCACCGCTCCCGCTTTCGCCGGGTTCTTTCGACGTCGAGCCGTGAGCATTCTGGCGTCGTCTTCGACGTTGGCGGGCTTCGGGTAACGGGCAATCACCCCGTCTTGACGCCGGAAGGCTTCCGTCTCGCGTCGAGCTTGAGCGATGTCTCGGATATTCTTGGCGTAAGCCGGGTAGCGTGGCTCGATGTTCGAGCCGACGACACGAATAATGCCCCAACCCAGGGCGGTCAGAGCGGACTCTTTCGCGATATCTTGAGCGCGCTTTCTTTCCGACCAGGAGTGCCATCCGCCACCGTCAATTTCGACGGCAAGCATCGCATCTGGAATAGCGATGTCGACATTGAATCGGTCTATAGCATATTGCGGGATTGCGAAGACGTCGAGCTTGGAGAGGCACTGCATCATCGCCTTTTCGAGTCGACTCAGAGATGGAGCCGACTGCCTATTAACGGCGCGCTGACGCAGGCTCTCGACGGAGTGCGTCATGCCGCGCGCGGCGTCATGGGCGGCATGGACCTGAGCCTCGCGAGCATCGGGAGTCATCGCACGCCACTTGACCTTCTCGGCCTCGGAGCGGCCCCGCCACTGCAATCCCAGCTCCTCAAACCATCGGTAAATGGAACGAGTCGTTCGACCCGATTCCTGCGAAATTTGCTTGACCGATTTGCCTTCGAGATGCTCCCTGTGCCATTGGCGAATGCAGGCATCGTCAGGGCGAATCTTCTTCCACCTCTGGTTCGCTCCGCGAGAACGACGAGCCACAACTTCTTCGGCCATGTTTACGACTTGCAGGTGTGCGAGGATGAATCCTTCGTCGTGGAGGGAGTTTCGGTTCACAACTGCCGCGACGTGTGGCTCCCGTACTCGAAAGAGCTCGCGAGCGCCGCATGAGCGTCACGTCGGATACGCGCGTCGTCACGCCCCGCGGACTCGTGCGCATCGACCAGCTCTGTAACGGCGAGCACGTGCTCTCAGGCGACGCAAAGTTCCACAAGCTCCGCACACGCCCGCATGTATCGTATGTCGATACCCCGATAGTACGCGCCGGAAGCCTCGGCATTACGTTCGCCGGGCGGCTCATGCAGGCGTCGCGGTACTTCTACGAGGTCGCGCGTATGAGCAAGCTCTCGAGGGTTGTCGGCGTATCGCCTGCCGACTGGGAGCGCGCAATAAATGTCACACCCAGGGCCGAGCTAATGGCCGTTGGCATGGTCATCGACCGCGGCTCGTTCCACATCGCACTAGGGGTATCGCCAGTCGCCATCCTCGGGCGGGTGCTATTCGCTTCAACAGCCAACTCCGAAGAGTCGCCGGTCACCTCGCTCATGGAGTACCGCGGCCACGTCTGGGACCTTACGGTCGAAGACAGTAATTCGTACGTGGCGGAGCGCTACGTGGTCGAGGGAATTGCAGAGGAGCGCCGTGCCTAAGCTCAGCGAAATCAAAGACATCGGACGAAACATCGACTTCGACTTAACGAAAACAGATGGCCCGAAGAATCCGTGCTGGGAAGGCTACGAGATGGTCGGGACCAAGATGCTTAACGGCAAGCGGGTTCCGAACTGCGTAAAGAAAACGCGCAAGCTCGCTGACATCATCAAGACTGAGCACGACCCCGCTACGGGGCAATTCACGTCATCGAGCGGCAAGAGCTATTCGATGAAGGAAGCAAAGGGCACGGGTGGAGCTCTTCATGATGTCCACGACGATGCGGGAAAAAAAGTAGGCTCCGTTTCTTCAGGCGTTAAAGCGGGCAAGACGTCTTCCCAGACGCATCATGGCAAGCTCGAAGGCAAGGGCTTCATGGACCCGTACGATACGCCCACTATCGTATCGACGACACGTAAGCCCGCTAACGGTGGCGGCTCCACGTATGACCCCGACGCACATAATCGCGGCCGAATGAAGGCCGCTAAGATTCTTGCAGATGCGCATGAGGCACAGACTAAGAAGTCCGTCAAAGGCGAAACCACGCACGACGAGGCGCGCGAAGCGAAGCGCGGCATCGCGAAGGTAAAGGACGACTCCGGCCACGAGCACGGCAAGGATGGACGGTTTGCGTCCGTCGGCGAAGCGCACGGTGCCGCGGCCAGCGCGCTCGCATCGCACTACGGCAAGGATAATCCGCAAAGCGGCGCGCACGACGCGAGCGACCCGATGGCTCACCTCGACTCAGGCGAGAAGCGTCACGTTCACGGACTGCTCTCTCAGGTCGGCGGATTTTTCGGCGGCAAGAAGACCGCGAAACAGCGCATCGAGGATAAGCACACCAACCCGAAGACTGGTGCCGTCGATTACGACAAGGCGACGGCGGAGCGTCGCGAAGGTGGTCACTTCAAGCCCGCAGTGACCAATCATTCGCGCGGCGTCTTTATGATCGGCGGCGGCGGCGTTGGCAAGGGCGGCATCGTCCAAGACTACGTCGGCACCGGCGGACAGAAGCGCAAAGACGGCAGTATCATCAAGCCGGGCGAGGATGGCTTTAGGGCACCACTGCCCGGCTTCCATCCCGACCGCGTTTTCGACTCGGACGCCGAAAAGAAGAAGAACCCGCTCTACAGCGATAAAAGCGGGGAGCGTCGAGACCACTCTCCCGCCGCAGACCCAACGATGTACGGCCCGAGCGGCCCGAAAACTGGCGCCGACCTCAAGCGCTATTCCCCAGAAGAGCAAGAGGCGCTTCATGCCCATGTCCGCGCGCAGACCAGTGGCTTATACAAAGATGCGCACGAATTTGCTCGCGCGACGCTTACCGGCCCGCGCAACCCGAAGGCACATAAAGCTGGCGACACGTCGAGCGGCCACTTCAACGACGGCACGAATGCCGACACCGAGTTTGACGGCGGGCTCACACACGAGCTCTCGTCGCACGTCGTAAAAGAGAAACTTCGCCGCGCGATTGCGCATCCCGAAGAGGGCTCATTCGTCTACGACTCAACGGGTTCCGACAAGTACATCCCGTGGGCAACCCAAGCGATGGATAACGGTTACCAGGCGACGTTCCATCACGCGGTCGCATCGCCGGAGGTTGCTCAGTATCGAAACCAGGGCCGCGAGCGCACGGTCGACCCCGAGCTCCTTGCCGAAACGCACCGAAAAGTCGCCGAGGTCACGCCAGCGCTCAAGGCGTTTGCCGACACGCAAGCCGCGGCTAGTCGCCCCATGGAATACATCCCGCAAGATACGATGACGGACGAAGACCACGCCGAAGCGCTCAACGCGGGCATGACGGCGAATGGTCCGCCAGCCGGTTTCGTGCATCCGAAAAAAGCCGCGAAAGCCGACGAGGCGCGGAAAGAATCTTTGCGCCGAGCGGAGGCCGAATACCGCAAGCCCAGCGCAACGCGAGACCTGCAACGGCAATCTAACCAGAACGACGCCGCTAGTGCGCGTTTTCAAGCGCGAGAAGCCGCTTACCGGAAAACCGACTAGCAGGCCTAAAGTCAGGGTATAATGAAAGCGGAGGATACCGAAGGAAATGTACGCCATGCCTATGACCGAAGCCGAGCTTCGAAAAGCGATGGGCGACTTTGCATACGAGCAATACATCCGCGAAGATAAGTTGCTCCGCGAAAATCCCAACCCGCCCGCTCACTGGGAGCGAGACCACGACTACGACGAGGAAATCGCCGACCGGCGCCGCCGCGGAGATACCTCGAGCTAGGCTGACCAGCTCTCGCGAGCGAAGGGTACTTCCATGCCAAAAATCACGGACGTTCTGCCGAAGCAGATTCGCAAGATGGGTGAGCTCATCAAGAAGTCGGACGTGCTTCGCAAGAACTACGCGGACGGCTCATACGAAGAGCACATGAAGCTCGTGCGCCCGGCTGTCATCGCTGGGAGCGGTTGCGAGCGTCCCGACTCGCTCGAAGATGTGAGCGACCCGATGTCGATGCCGAAGCAAGGCACGCACTGGCAGGACGTCCTCGCGACGTTCCCTGAGTACGCCATCGTCTCGTGCGACGCCGAGGATAAGGCCTGGCGCGTGCCCTATATGGTGGATGGGTCAGATGTCACTACAGGCGACCCCGAAGAAGTAACGCAAGTCTTCGTTCCTACGTCCGGCGAGGATGAGGACGAGGGCGACGATAGCGAAGGCCTGTGAAGCCCAATTCGGCGCAGGTAACGCTCGCCTTTATCGCTTTTGCCTGTGGCGGCGTTGGCGCCGGTATTGCGTGGGGCTGGCATCATACCATCCTCGCCGCCGTCGTCGGAGCGATTCTCGGAACCACGGCGTTCGCGCTCTCCGCGTTCCTGGGCTTCATCGTGCTCTTCTCGAGTTTCTGGCGCAAGGACTAAGCGCGAGGGCTTAGTCGAGCCTCCGGCTAAGAGAGTTGGGCGCTCCCGCAAGGGCGGCGCCCGTTTTTAGCTTTAGGAGGCTGAGATGCCCGGACCCAATCCGACCGGCACGTTCCCGCTCACTGTCGATGCGCCAACGCTCAACGACCCCTTTCTCGGGTTCGCCATCGGAAACGAGGCGCAAGCCGTCTCCTCGATGGCGCGCTTCAGCCAACTCGTCCAGACCGGCATGCTGTCGGGCCAGACGCTCGCGCAGGCGCTCAATCAAGTTCTCGGCTTCTTCGATGCGAATGCCGACGTCATTGCGGCCCCCGTTGCGGTCTACTCCGGCGCGGCCGGTGCGGTCACGCGTTACTACGCCGCGGTCCCGCGCTACGCGCTCGTTCCCGGTCCCGGCCTCGGAACGCAGGGTGCGATTCAGTTTCTCCCGGGAGCTCCGCCGGAAGGCCGGACTCCCAACGGTGGTATCGGCGCAGGCCAGACCTCGCTCGTTGCGATGCAGTCCAAGAGCGGACGTTCGTATCGCTATGGGCTCATGGGCGCGCGCACGACCGTCGCGAATACCGCGGCGGTGCTGACAGCCGCGAATACGGTTGCCATCACGGCGCCCGCGGCCGGAGCCGCTCAGCTCGTCATCGGGGTCGCGACGTTCGATATCGTCGCGACCGACGTCAACGGCCTCGGCCTCTACCCGGTCGCGCTCGGCGTTCTCGCCGGTGCCGTCGTGAACGACATCGGAGCACCGCCGAGCTCGCAGTACAGGAAGCCCGTCCACGCGGAAGTAGCGAAGGGTCCGACGAGCGCGAGTGTGCTCTATGCGCCCCCGACGTCGCTCGCCGAGGGCGGCGCGTACTAACGAATGCCACTGCCAGGGAGCGGTCCTGTCCCGGGTGGAGGCTACGGCCCGCCACGTACGGGCAAAACCCTCCCGTTCGGGCTCTCGAAGCCGCATGACAAGCAAATCGTCGTCGTCTTCCAGGTCCAGTGCGAAGACCCGGCCGTCACGCAGACGGTTTCCACAAAAATAGCTGAAGCCGTCAAGGCAATCCACCTTGGCGACTACGGCATCCAGCCGGTTCTCAGCACCGAGAAGGTGACGATGTCGACGACTGATACCGAGCGGCTCGCGCAAGCGCTCCTCCCGACTATCCTGCGACTGCTCCAGATTCCGGGCTACGAGAGAACGTAATGTACGACATCGCTTTTGGACAGGCAAAGATTCCGGGCCTCGCGGCAGGCATGCGCGCGGGTCACGTCTACATGCCGTTTACGAAGGTCGACCGCGAGCGCCGTATCGTATGGGGCGTCGGCCAAACCGAAGACGAGACGCCGGATTCGCAGAACGACATTGTGGATTTCGAAGGCACGCTCAAAGCGTTCAAAAATTGGGCGGGCAACGTGCGCGAAATGCACGGAGCGACCGCGGCCGGTCACGCAGTGCAAGTCCTCGGAATCCCGGGCGAGAGAAAAGTTCTCGTCGGCACGCATGTGTCGAAGGGCGCCGAGTCGACATGGCAGAAGGTGCTCGACGGCACGTTACGAGGCTATTCAATCGGCGGTCGCGTGGTGCGCAGTCGGATGGAGCTAAATAAAGCCACCGGCAAGAAGGTTCATCGGATTCTCGAGTACGAACTGGATGAACTGTCGCTTGTCGACACTCCCGCGAACGCCGCATGTATTATCACCGCGGTCCTCAAGTGCGGTAACGCGCTCGTATTTCAAGAATCCGCCCGCAAGGCGTACCAGCTCGTAGGGCGTCAAGCCCGCGACCTCGTTTAGGAGGCTCTCTCGAATGCCCAAACTCAAGCTGAAGTCCCTCAACGAGTTCGCAAAGCTCGAAATCGTTAAGAGCGCGAAGCCGGACGATGCCTTTATTCTTATTCCGAAGTCCGCCATCATGGGCCGCAACTCGGAAGGCAATATCATCCTGAACAAAGCGGCCGACGTGTCGGACGATATTCGCAAGGAAGATATGGACGCGTCTGGCTATGGCCAGGATGGCGGAGACGAGATGGCCGACAGCGAGAGCTCGAACTGGCCGTCGAAAGACGAAGCCCGCGAGCACGCCGTGGCCCTCGAGAAGTGCAAGGGCGCCATCATGAAGGGCGCGGGCCTCGAAGACCTCACCGACGACGACTCCGACGAGATGGCTCAGCACCCCGGAGAGAGCGACGATAAGTTCAAGTCGCGCAAGGCGACCACGCTCTCGAAGCGCGCCGCGAAGTCGAGCGAGCTCTCCGACATCCGCAAGTCGCTCGCCGACATCCCGGCTCTCATCGCGGCATCGGTTGCGAAGGCCGTCGAAGGCCTCGCTCCGGCAACGCAACCCCGTAAGGGCGAGCTCGTAACCAAAGGCGCAGAGGGAACTTCGGCGACGGGCGCCAAGGACGAGCGTACGCTCAAGAGCGAACGCCTCGATACGCTCAAGGCGGAGCGCTCGGCTCTCATCGCAAAGATGGGCGCCCGGCAAGAGCTCACCTCGCAGGAGCAGGTTCGCAAGAGCCAGCTCGTGGATGAAATCCTCCATCTCGAAACCGAGCTTCGCTCGCGCTAACCCAGTACCCAGTTTTTCAAAAACGGCTATATGACTCGTTCCTCGCTTTTGGCGAGTGAGGAACGAGTCGCCGAACCGCCTGTGAGGGGAGAGCCATCAGTGGCTAAACTATCCGAGTTCCGGAGCCCGGACCAAATTATCCAGGACCTCCGTAACTTCGACAACATTCGTAAGTCCACGACGGCAGTACCGGGCCTCGAGGTCGCGCGTCAAGACCTCGAAGACGACCTGAAGCTCGCGGCGAACCTGGACACGCCCGTGCGCAACCGCCTCTCCCGTATCAAGGGCGAAGGCAAAGCGCACGCGTTCTACAAGCTCGTTTCTAACACGGGCGTCAATCAAACGACGACCAAGTACCTCGGTACGGACCCGTCGGGTGCGGCGTTCGCCAAGGGCGGACTCCCGAACGCGCTGGACCCCCAGTACGAATACGTTTCGCGTCCCTACTCCAACATCGGTGACATGGTCATCGTGGCGTGGCAGGACAAGGCGCAGGACGCTTCCTACATCGACATCCTCGCGCAACAGAAGCGCGTGAAGATGATTAACGTCGGTCTCGCCGAGGAATACTTCATCCTCAACGGCGACTCGACGGCGACGAGTGGACTCGCGTTCGACGGCCTTATCACGCAAATCCAGGCCGACGGATTCAATATCCTCGACGTATCGGCCGGTGGCGGCGCCCCGCTCGCCTACAAGCAGATTCGTCAGCAAATGTTCACCATCAAGAAGGCTGGCGGACGCACGCGCGCGCTCATCATGAGCTATACGCTCATGGAGAAGCTCACGGCGATGCTCCAGCCTCTCTATGCCATCCGCCAGGGCGGCTCGGCATCGACGGGTCCAATCTCCGGCGGCTTCCAAGTCAAGTCGTGGGACTTCGGAACGGGCGACGTCGACCTCATCGCCGACCAGTACATGATTCCCGACCCGGCCACCGGCCTCGAGCGAATCATCTTCCTGGACGACGCCACGAGCGACGACAAGAACTCGGGCAACTGCGTACAGATGGTCGACGTCGACAAGCTCCATTACGTCGACCTCCAGAGCATCACCACGGCGGACCGTGGCATCGTCTACGAGACGAGCATGCTCCAAATCGGCATCACCCAGTACCAGGGCCTTCTTACCGGTGTGAATGCTTCGCTCGACCCGATTTACAACTAGGTGAGACTAATTAGCCAGCTAGGCTAGACTAACTTGACAGTGAGTGATACACTGTTGGGGATGAATCAAACGCACGGACTTACTGGAAAAGGCGGCATTTACGAGATAGTCAACCTCTTTAATGGGGTTCGCTACGTCGGAAGTGCCGTCTCTTTCAATAAGCGGTGGTCCCAGCATCGGACTGACCTTCGGCGAGGCATCCACCACTCTAAATACTTGCAACGCTCATGGAATAAGTACGGACCTGACCAATTCCTATTCCGCGCTATCGAAATAATCGAAAGCCCCAATAGGCAAAAGCTGATTGACCGCGAGCAATATCACTTCAATCAGATGGCTAAGGACCGCTTCAACGTCGCCCCCATCGCAGGCTCCCGCCTCGGCGTTCCGCAATCCGAGGCCGCGCGCGCGGCGATGT